GGACGAGGCCCTGGCGGACGCAGCCGAGGTGGGGCTGGTGGTATATGCCAGCCAGGGCAGCTATGACCGCCAGCTGGACCCCGACGAGGAAAAGCTGCTGGCAAAGCAGCTGGAACGGTACGAGGGGAGAACCATGACTGACAAGGACGCGGCCAACATGACCAAGGTGCTGATGACCGTGGCCGAGCGGGCCGCAGCCATGCTGCCCGGGGACAATGGCCTTGGCGAGAAAAACAGCCCGCCGATGGTGGAGATCGGGGCGGAAAAAGATGCCGACGAAAAGGAAATCGTGGTGGAAGTTTAGAGCACTGGTCCGGCAGGACCTCTCAGGCGCTGACGCGCCAGCTCCCCTGACAGGACAGACTCCCTCCGGCCGGAGGGAGATGTCGCTGCAAGCGACAGAGGGAGGACGACCCTTGGCAGGCCGGGCAACAGCACCAGACAGCATGGGTACAAACTGACAAAAAAGGCCGGGCCTTGCGACAGAGGGTAGGTGAGCAATATGAAAAACAGGCAGATCATTTGGAGCCCACAGCCGCGGCAGCTGGCCTTTATGTCCCGCACCGAGGACGAAGCGTTATACGGCGGGGCAGCGGGCGGCGGAAAGAGCGACGCGCTGGTGATCGAGGCGCTGCGGCAGGTGAACACCCCGCATTACCGGGCACTGATCCTGCGCAAGACCTATCCGCAGCTCTCGGAGCTCATTGACAAGACCATGCGATATTACAGACCCGTTTTCCCGAAAGCGCGGTACAACGGCAGCGCCCACTGCTGGACATTCCCAAGCGGGGCAAAAATTTACTTCGGCAGCCTGCACCATGCACAGGACAAGTACAACTACCAGGGCAAAGCCTTTGATTTTATCGGGGTGGACGAGCTGACCCATTTCACCTGGGACGAATACAGCTATGTGATGAGCCGCAACCGCCCCAACGGCCCGGGCACCCGGGTGTACATGCGGGCTACAGCAAACCCCGGCGGGGTGGGCCACGGCTGGGTCAAGGCGCGGTTCATCAGCCCGGCCCCACCGGGAACCCGAATGGTGCAGCTGGTGAACGTGAAGACCCCGGACGGGAAAGAGATCACCCGGCGGCGCACCCGAATTTTTATTCCGTCAACGGTGTTTGACAACCCGGCGCTGATGGAAAACGACCCGGGATACATCGGGACGCTGGCCAGCCTGCCGGAAGCGGAAAGGCAGGCGCTGCTGTACGGCAATTGGGACAGCTTTAGCGGGCAGGTGTTCACCGAATGGCGGAACGACCCGGCCCATTACGACGACCAGCGGTGGACCCATGTGATCCGGCCGTTCCGGATCCCGGCACACTGGAAGATATGGCGCGGGTACGACTTTGGATTCTCGAAGCCCTTTTCCGTTGGATGGTATGCGGCCGACGAAGAGGGGCGGCTGTACCGGATCAAGGAGCTCTACGGCTGCACGGGCACACCCAACGAGGGCCTGCGCATTGACCCGGTGGAGCAGGCCCGGCGGATACGGGAAGCGGAACAGAACGACCCGATGCTGAAAGGACGGGTGATCCTGGGCGTGGCGGACCCGGCAATCTTTGACGAGAGCCGCGGGGAGAGCATTGCGGACATGCAGGAGAAAAGCCCCAACTTTTTGCACTGGATGCCCGGCGACCACACCCGGCTTGCGGGCAAGATGCAGTTCCATTACCGTTTTGCGTTTGGGGAGGATGGCAGGCCGATGTTCCAGGTGTTTGACACCTGCAAGCATTTCATCCGGACCATCCCGAACCTGGTATACAGCGAGAGCAATGTGGAAGACATTGACACCACCCAGGAAGACCACATTTACGACGAGTGCCGCTATGTGCTGATGGAGAATCCCCTCAGCCCACGGAAGACGGCAAAGCCGGAGCCGCTGCGGGACGACCCGCTGGACCAGAGCCCGGCGAAGTTTATGAGAGTTTAACCTCTCATCTACCTGGCTCTCCTTTGCAGGAGAGCTCTGCGACACGCCCACGAAGTGGGATGGAGCGGTGAGAGGTTTTATCTCAGAGCGATAGCCCGGCAGAACCTCTCAGTCTCGCATTCGCTCGACAGCTCCCCTACTAAGGGGAGCCCTTGGCAGGCCGGAACACGGCACCAGACCGCTTGGGTTCTAACAGTCGTAAGAGCGTAGGCCCTGCGACAGAGGGCAGGAGGGTTGAAATTGGAATTTGAAGACGTTTTGACGACAGAGCGGCAGGCCATTGGCACCGAGGAGGTGGCCAAGGCGAAGCAGCTTTTGGAGAAATACAAGGCGGGAAAGGCGGCGCTGGATCAGCGGATCATTGAGAATGAACAGTGGTTCCGGATGCAGCACTGGCGCAGCTACAAGAACAACATGATGGAGGGCAAGCCGAAGCCCGCTTCCGGCTGGCTGTTCAACTCCATTGCCAACAAACACGCCGACGCCATGGACAACTACCCGGAGCCCAACATCCTGCCCCGGGCGGCGGACGACGAGGAGACGGCCAAGGTGCTCTCCAAAATCTTCCCGGTTTTGCTGGAACAGGCGGACTATGAGGAGGTCTACAGTGACACCTGGTGGCGCAAGCTCAAGCAGGGCACCGGTGTCAAGGGGGTCTTTTGGGACCCGGCGCTGCGGGGCGGCGTGGGGGACATTGCCATCAAGAGCATGGACCTTTTGATGCTGTACTGGGAGCCGGGCGTGACCGACATCCAGGACAGCCCGAACCTGTTCAGCCTGGCACTGGCGAACAATGACCAGCTAGCAGCCCAGTGGCCCCAGCTGGAGGGGCACATGGGCGAGAGCCTGACGACCTCCCGATACATCCATGATGAGAGCATCGACACCAGCGACAAGAGCGTGGTGGTGGACTGGTATTACAAAAAGGCCGTTGGCGAGGGGCGCACGGTGCTGCATTACTGCAAGTTCTGCAACGGCGTGGTGCTGTACGCCAGCGAGAACGACCCGGAGTACGCGGAGCGGGGCTTCTACGACCACGGCAAATACCCCTTTGTGTTTGACCCGCTGTTTGTGGAAGAGGACAGCCCGGCGGGCTTTGGGTACATCGACGTGATGAAAGACACAGCCACCAGCATCGACGAGATGAACGCGGCCATGGATGAGAACATCAAGATAGCGGCCAAGACCCGCTATCTGGTGAGCGACACGGCGGGGGTGAACGAGGAGGAGCTGGCGGACCTTTCCAAGGACATTGTGCACACGGTGGGCCGGGTGAACGAAGAGAGCTTTTCGCCGTTGCAGACGCCGGTGCTCTCGGGCAACTGCATCAGCTACCGGGACGCCCGGGTGGCGGAGCTGAAAGAGATCAGCGGCAACCGGGACGTGAGCCAGGGCGGAACCACCAGCGGCCTGACGGCGGCTTCCGCCATTGCGGCGCTGCAGGAGGCAGGCTCAAAGCTCAGCCGAGACATGCTGAAAAGCACCTACCGGGCATTTACCAAAGAGTGTTACCTGATCCTGGACCTGATGCGGCAGTTTTACGACGAGAGCCGCGTTTACCGCATTACGGGGGCCAACGGCGGGACGGAGTATGTGGAATTTTCCGGCCAGATGCTGCGGCCGACTCAGCCCCAGATGGTGGGCGGCGTAGAGCTGGGAGCCCATGAGCCGGTGTTTGACATTACGGTATGCGCGGCAAAGAAGAGCACGTTCAGCCGCCTTTCCCAGAACGAGACGGCGAAAGAATGCTACCAGATGGGGCTTTTTGCCCCGGCCAATGCGGATGCGGCACTGGCCATGCTGGACATGATGGACTTTGAGGGCATTGAAAAAGTGCGGGAGCGGGTGCAGCAGAACGGCACCCTTTACCAGCAGTTGCTGCAGGCCATGGAGCAGCTGCAGAAGCTGAGTGCCATCATTGACATGCAGAACGGAACGAACATGAGCGCTGCGGCCGGAGCGGCAGCTCAGGCTGCGGGCAGTGCAGGCGGCGGCAGCGGCGGGACCACCGACGAGAAGACGACCACCAACGGCCTGGGAGCTGCGGTGGGCGAGGCAGACAGCAGCCTGGCCACCCAGGCAGCCAGAAGAGCCATGAATGTGAACAACCCGAATAGATAGCCCTCTCAGTCGCCTGACGGCGACAGCTCCCCCAAAGTGGGAGCCAAGAAGAGTGAAAGGAGAACAATAGATGATCTACGCGGAATATGTGGAATTTGACATGCCCACGGGGGAGCGGATGCGGAGACTGGAAGCATACGGCCACGCGGGTTATGCCCCTGCCGGGCAGGACATTGTGTGTGCCGGGGCATCTATGCTGATGGAGACACTGGTGTATATGCTGGCAGGCTGTGAAGAAGCTGACTGCTGTGCTTACCGGGAGCCCACGGGCCCCCGCGTCTCGGTAAAGCTGACAGGCAATATTTGCGAGAGTGACCTGGCGGCTATAGAGTTTGCCAAGAACGGCCTGGCACTGCTGGCAGAGCGATACCCGGATCACGTGCACTTTGTGGACAAGAGTAAGGATGGCCAGGAGAAAATGGTGAATTTGCAGCTTTTTGGTGACGGCGGAGACAGCGGCAGCGCCGGAGATGCCGGGGCCGAGGGCGGCAGCGGCATTGTGGAACCGGCCATGAGCCCGGCGGAGGAGCGGCTTGCCCGGTGCAGTGGGGTGCTGAAACGGACGGGCTCCCGAGGAGCGGGCTTGCCCTCTCAGTCGCCTGACGGCAACAGCTCCCCCAAAGGGGGAACCCTTGGCAAGACGGCCAACTCTGAGCAGGACGAGGAAAGTTCTGCAGGGCGTGAGAGTGATGGCCCTGCGGGTGAGGGTGACGGCAGCGAGGGCAAAGAAAAGGCCCAGATGACGCCGGAGGAGCACAAAAAGGCGTTCCGGGAGCTGATGCAGGGGGAATACAAGGCCGAGAGCGAGGAGCTGATGCAGCAGGCGGTGGAGCGGGCGGCACAGCTTTTGGAAAACAGCCCCCAGATGAGAGGCTTGCTGGACGCGCTGCACGAAGCCTACGGCGTGGAGGACATGGAAGCGCTGACCGAGGCCGTGAAGAACGGCCGGGTGAAAGACGAGGCCTACTTTGAAAAGCTGGCCATGGAAAAGGGCGTCAGCGTAGCGACCGCCCGGCAGATGGACAAGCTGGAGAGTGAGAACAAACGCCTGACCGCCGCAGAAAAGTTTGCGGAAGACCAGCGGAAAGCGGCCCAGCGGCAGGTGGAGATCGACCGTATCCATGCAGAGTGGGACCGGGAAGCCCAGCAGCTGAAAGCCCAGTACCCGGAGTTTGACCTGGAACAGACGCTGGCAAACCCGGAGATCGCAAATCTGATGCGTCTGGGTGTCTCGATGTCCAACGCATACCGGGCTGTGTACTTTGACCAGATCATGGCCCAGAACGAGAGCCGGACGGCCAAGCAGGTGGAGGACGGCGTGACCGAAC